ACGCGACACTAACGGCCTTTTCGGAAGGACTATTGAAGGAACCGTTTGAGGATGTGATTCGAGTCCTGAAGACGATTGCGGAGAGTCCGCGCCGTGAGCGGGAAACGGCGTGTCCTGACTTCGGTACGCTTCTGGTGGCCATCCGGTCCATCCGGCATCCGCAAAGGCATCTGAGGGGAATTGTGGCGAAACTGGCGCGCATCTTTGGCGTGACGGTGGACGAGGAGTTGCTCTCGCTGTACGAAGAGCGCGCCGGGCACCGGACAGATCAGGACATGGACAAGGCTTATCGAGTCCTGAGCCAGGATGAAACGCTGAAGAAGATGCCCACGCCGGCGCAATTCCTCGCAGCTTGTGGGGTTCCGAAGGTCTACCGAGATGGGACGAGGCCGGAGTGAATGTGGATATACCTACCTATCTCAGTTTCTTCAGCGGCATCGGCGGACTCGACCTTGCCGTCCGACTCATTGCTCCAGAGGCTCGTTGCTGCGGCTATGTGGAGATCGAAGTTCCTGCGGTTGGCATCTTGGCGGCGCGCATGGAAGACGGCTCCCTGGATGCGGCACCTGTCTGGAGTGACATTAGAACCTTCCCAACAGAACTCTATCGTGGCCGCGTGGCTGGAGCAGTTTTCGGTTTCCCCTGCACGGATTTGTCTGTCGCAGGAAAGCAAGCGGGCCTTGAAGGCGGAACCCGAAGCGGACTCTTCTACTCTGCCATGCGAGTCGTTCGCGAGGTTGAATACGAAGTTTGTAGCGTGGCTGATGGGATTGCCCGAGGGTTGGACTTCACCCGCCACGATCAATTCCGCGGACTTGGAAACATGGTCGTCCCACTCTCGGGAGCACTTGCGCTCCTTATTCTTCTCAATCGAGACACCGAAAGGTAGTAAGTGAAATCGGACCTCCAGATAGACGGGCTACCGGCCAACGTCGATGCCGAAAAAACCATTCTGGGCGCGATCCTGCTCGACAATGCCGCCCACTCCGAGGCCGCCGAAAAGCTCAAGCCGGAGGATTTTTCCCTCGACTCGCACCGGCGAATCTTCCTGCGCATGAGTGGATTGATGGACGCTCAGCGGGCCGTCGATATTGTCACCCTGGCCGCCGAGCTGGACCGCTACAAGGAGCGCGAGACGGTCGGCGGCGTAGCTTATCTGGCCTCCCTTACCGAGGGTTTGCCGCGCCGACCGGTGATCGACGAGTACATCCGCATCGTCAAAGACAAGAGCCTGTTGCGGAGACTGATGGTCTTTTCCTCTCAGGCAATGTCACGGGCACAAGATCAGGAGATGCCAGCGCTTGAACTTGCTGGCCGGATGATAAAGCAGATCGAGAAGATTGCCGAACCTCAACAGGACTCAAACAAGGCCCCGATTCAGAGTCACATCGTCGAACTGATGGACCGGGTAGTGCGGGAGTACACAGAGAAGACGCCGCGGGGCATCCCGACTGGCAACGCATGGCTCGACGCGAAGATGGGAGGAGGATACCGGAAGGGCCGCTACACCATCGTTGCGGCGCGGCCAAAGGTGGGAAAGACAGGAATGGGGGTCCTGTCAACGGCATACAACTGCCTGCGCGGGACCCGCGTCGTATGGTTCTCGCTGGAGATGGACCACGAGGAAGTTGAGTTGAACCTGGTCCCTCACGTTGTAGATCTTCCGAATATCGTCGTGGTCAAGCCAGAACTCAGGACTCCAGAGCATCAAGCGCTGGTAATGCAGGGGCTTTACACCATCGGCGAATGGCCGCTTACGATCTACGACGGAGACATGGACTGCGATCAAATATGCTGGGCCATTGACCGGGAAGCGCGCAGGGATGGTGATGTGCTGTTTGTCTTGGATCACTTCGGACTGATAGCCGGCGGAGATCGGGACATCCGAAAGCGCTACGTCGAGAACTCTGAACGGTTGCGCAAGAAGATCAAGCAGCATAAGAATGCGGCACTGCTCAATCTCTTCCAACTTGGGGAGGTACCGCGAGAGTTCACAGACAAGCGGCCACAGCCAGGCGATATCAGTGAGAGCAAGAAGCCGCTGCAAGACTGCTTTGCTATGGTCCTGTTGCATCGGTATCAAGACAAAGAGACAATGCGCATGACAAAGAAGGCGAACATCAATCTTGCACTCATCCGTGGAGGTGGGGCGCCGGGGAATGTAGACGGAGAGTTCAATGCGCGTCGGCTTTCATTTGAGGCAGACGCCGAAATTGAGTATGAAGGGCAGGACTACTATGTGTGAGCAACAAAAGGTCTACACCGTTTACGAATTGGTATCCATGATCCAAAAACAACTCAACGATGAAAGGAAAGACAATGCCGATAAAAAGAAAACCGAAGACGCCGGGAAGCGGAAGACGCTACTCAAACGCTACATAGTTCAAGTCTCGCTATGCCAGAGCGATGAGGCGCGCCGATTGCTGTTAGGCGTAAGCCGAAAAGAAGAGGCGGCATGATCCCTCGCAGGACACCACTCAAACGCTACACGCCAGTACGCAAGAAGCGGCCAGGGTTGCGCAAGGGGCAACCTACTAACGCAGAGAAGGAAACTGAGCGTGACCGGGTTTATGAACGCTGCGGCGGCCAGTGCGAGTTACGAGACGAAGAGGGAAATCCGTTGCACCCGAAGCACATCTTCGTAGTCCTGCCGAGCAATGGAAGCATCTTTGAGCGCTGGCATCTTGTACACCTCCACGGGAAACGCCGATTCGGTTGGACGGAAGCGGCCGGCAACACGCTACTCGGAGGCTGCTATTGGTTCCACATCGTCGCCAGTCACCAGCAAGGGAAGAAAATACAGGAGGTTCGATGATCTATCTTGCCAGTCCATACAGCCATCCCGACAGGACCGTAGAAGCGATTCGTTTCGGTGAGGTATGCCGCATTGCCGGAGTCCTGATGGCGCGAGGATTGATTGTCTTCAGCCCTATCGCGCACACCCATCCAATTGCCGAACGATGCGACCTTCCGCGCGAATGGGACTACTGGAAGCATTTCGATGAGGAATTCATCGGCGCATCGGAAAAGGTTGTAGTCGCCATGATGCCGGGATGGGAGCAATCCAAAGGGATTGCGGGAGAAATCAGGATTGCCAAAGAAAAGGGCATTCCGGTCGAATATCTGGACCCGAATAAACTTTGATAACCGACAACCATTTGCTTTATAATCACCACACATCGAAAGGAAAGATCATGAACTATGAAGAGTTTCTGGAGGCAAAGCGGTTCACGCCGATTGTCTCCGGTTTGACTACCATTCCTCCGCTGAATCCATCCATGTTCCCGCATCAGCGCGATGTGTGCTCTTGGGCGTTACGACTGGGCCGAGCAGCCGCATTTCTTGGAACGGGCATGGGAAAAACGCTTATTGAAGAAGAGTGGGCACGCGTAGTGTCAGAGCATACCAGTATGCCGGTCCTGATTCTCGCGCCTCTGGCTGTGGCTTACCAGATGGTCACAGAGGGCACGAAGTTCGGCATCCAAGTGAAGTATTGCAAAGACTCGTCAACCATGGGCGATTCTCGCATCATCGTCACAAACTATGAGCGCATGGATAACTTCGAGCCTTCCGACTTCGCGGGAGTAGTGCTTGATGAATCCAGCATCCTGAAGTCTTTCGATGGCGCGACTCGTTCCGCACTCATTGAAGCGTTCAAAGATACCCCATACCGACTTGCCGCTACGGCTACGCCGGCCCCTAACGATCACATGGAGCTTGGCAACCATGCGGAGTTCTTGGGAGTCATGACGGCCACTGAGATGCTTTCCATGTTCTTCACGCACGACGGCGGAGAGACGCAGAAGTGGCGACTCAAGGGCCATGCGCGGGCAGAGTTCTGGAAGTGGGTTTGCTCCTGGGCCGTCAACATCCGCAAGCCTTCAGATGTGGGATACGACGACGGGCCTTTCATCCTGCCGGAACTGGTCTACCACGAACACATCGTGGACGTAGACACGCCGAGCGAGGGGATGTTATTCGCTATGCCAGCCGAGACACTGAGCGAACGACTGGCGGCGCGCCGGTCCACTGTCGATGATCGGGTGGCGGAGGTCAAGGCCATCGTGGACGATGATCCGGGCGCGACTTGGCTTATATGGACGAATCTCAACAGAGAGAGTGAGTCGGTAGTAAAATCGATCGGGGGCGTGGAGTTAACCGGATCTGACACGCCAGAATACAAGGCAGAAACATCGATGCGATTTGCGCAAGGCGAGATTGGGCGGCTTACTTCCAAGAGTTCCATCTTGGGTTTTGGTGTGAACTATCAGGTCTGCTCACACATGATCTTCTCCGGAGTTAATGATTCGTGGGAGCAATTTTTCCAAGCGATCCGCAGGGCGTGGAGGTTCGGCCAAAAGAATACCGTCCACGCTCACATCATCGCAGCGTCAACCGAGGGCAACGTACTGGAAAATCTGAAGCGGAAAGAAAGGGAGTCAGAGCAAATGGCAGAAGAGATGCAAGACAACATGCAAGACTTGACGCGCATGAATCTAGTAGGCACCGTGCGCAGCGAATCGGCCTATGAGCGCGAAGTGAAGACTTCCGATAACTGGACAATGCACCTTGCTGACTGCGTTGATCTTGCGCGGGAGCTTCCCGACAACAGCGTCCACTATTCCATCTACTCTCCTCCATTCGCTTCGCTCTACACATACAGCAATTCGGAGCGGGACTTGGGCAACAGCAAGGACCATGACGAGTTCTGGCACCACTACCGTTTCCTCATCAAAGAGCAGTACCGCGCGCTGATGCCGGGCAGGTTGGTTTCCATCCACTGCATGAATCTGCCTACATCTAAAGTGCGTGATGGTCACATCGGACTGCGCGACTTTAGGGGCGAGATCATCCGCGCATTTGAGGAAGTGGGGTTCATCTACCACTCTGAGGTCTGCATCTGGAAAGACCCGGTTACCGCCATGCAGCGTACAAAGGCTCTCGGGCTTCTTCATAAACAGATTCGCAAGGACTCGACGATGAGCCGCCAGGGAGTACCCGACTATCTTGTGACCATGCGCAAGCCAGGAGATAACCCTGAACGCTGCGCGCATACCTCCGAAGAGTTTCCTGTTCGGTTATGGCAGCAGTATGCCAGCCCGATTTGGATGGATATAAATCCATCGGACACGCTGCAATATCGTTCGGCTCGGGAACACAACGACGAGCGCCACATCTGCCCACTTCAGCTCGAAGTTATCCGCCGCGCCGTCAAGCTATGGACGAATCCCGGCGATGTGGTCTGGAGTCCGTTCGCTGGCATCGGTTCTGAAGGGTTTGTTGCTCTGGAAATGGGACGCAAGTTCCTTGGAAGTGAACTCAAAAAGTCATACTATAATCAGGCGTGCCGCAACCTTGACCGGGCGCTGGCAAGCAATGCTGGGCTGTTCGCAGAGCAAGATGGTCCTGAAGACAATCAGGACGCGGAAGAACCCGCCGAAATGGACTTCTAACCCAACACCCCGCAGGACTCAATCGAGATTCTGCGGGGTTACATCTTTCTCCCAATCGAACCGCGCCGGCATCAAGATTCCTTGCTCAGTCCCGCCCTCATGCTTTGTGAACGTGATAATTCTCCCCTTGCTGCCCGGCTTCAACTGCCCATAAGCTCCCAGCAAATTCCCGGTGATGATCTTCGCGCGCTGCCGAGTGTCGCTGAGATAGTCCTGAAACAGTTCGCCAATATCCGCATTGCGGCCAAGGTTCGACAATGTGATCTTCTTGATTTGCGATCCGGGTACGCGCACCTCGCGCAAAGGTCCGTTGACGGCGATATAGAACTTCAGCGAACTGGGAGCGTAGGGGTTTCCGCTCACCTTCTTGCGGCCGCGAATGTCGTAGATGATGCCGTTGTAGGTGTCTCCGTTGATCTCGATTCTGAGTCCTGTTCCCATTCGGAAGTCGTTCAAGATATTCCGTGACCATTCCCGGATTTTCTGCGCACGGTCAAAGATGTGCGGCGCTTCAACGGATGCGATGTACGGCTTGAATAAGCCTTCAAGATGAGCACTCAAGGCCCGCGCGTGGTACGTGTCCCGCTGCCATGGCTCATACTTCATGAGGTCAGGACCATAAGTCTGTGCAATGAGTTCCTCGACCTCTTCCGGGGTGTACGGCTTGCCTTGACGCTTGATTGAGTAGGTTCCAAAGATGGCATCTTCACCGAATGGCGATGAAGGGTCCGAACCAACGTAAATGACATGCGAGGTCTTCTGCTCTGCATCGAAGTCGTAGGTCTTGGGTTCAAGGTCATTCTGCCCGGTTTCGTCCAGGTAGGCAATGTAGTCCGTGTAACTCTCGGTGATAGTCTCCATGAACTCCCGCTGCTCTTTGACGGGAAGCAATGCTGAGCGTCCTGTTGCCGTGCGCGCCATGTCTTCCTCTGGAGTGCCGCCTTCCTCTTCCGACTTGTCCATCGTGAGGCCCATGAGCCGCGCAATCTGCTCATTCTCGTGTAGCCACTCTGCCACGATCTTGTCGCCGTACTTGTTCATCATGTCCGGCGCCTCAATCGACATTGCCGACCGCGTGTTGCTCGACGTGTTGGCGTTCAGGCTCTTCAGCTTCTTCGCGAGACTGATGGCTGGGCGAATCTCTGCGGGGATGGCCAGGGAGAGCATGGTGTACCGCGGCAGGACCATCTGGCCGGTTCTGTTCGAGCGGCCGAGGATCTGCATGAACACGTTCACGTCGCCGGCTGGTTGGGCAACTATCATGTGCCGCTGGTGCTGGTCTTTGAACTTCTCGGAAGCGTGAAGGCTTATGCCTGTCGAGCCCGCCTGGTTCAGGACCAAACAATCGACGCCGCCATTATTAAACAGGCTGCCCGTCTGTACGCGGTCCTTGCGCTCGCTGGCCGGAACTGAAGACAGAACCGGAACGGGACCCGCGTAGTTGATTCGGTAGGAGCGGCCTGTGATCTCTGCCACGGTGTAGCCGGCTTGCGTGATTCGAGTCCTGATCCAGTCGATAGGCGATACGGGCAACGTCACCGCAAGGGCGTCCAGCAGCCTCTCAGCCTCCCGGTACTTCGCTTCTGTTTCGACGTAGAGCAGATGGCGCGGGAACTCTTGGCGGTCATTGCCCATTGAGGTCTTGATGGTGTAGTGGAGGGTCCTGTCGAGCGCGCGTCTGAGGATAGTGGACCATGAGAGCTTATCAAGCACTTCTCCCTCGCTCAGGTTCGCCGCGCTCACATATCTGTCGAGGAACGCCCCCATGGTGCTCTCAAGAGCCACAATCGGTTTTTCCCCGCGTCCGAGCGCTTCGATGGCGCAATCTGCTGCGGCATCCGACTTCAAAGCCAAGAGGAACTGCTTCACGATGTTATGGACAATGGCGCTGAACTTGTGGTGGTAGATCTTGATGCGCCGCTTCTTGTACTGGAGTCGCAGCGTCTCGAAGTCATTCTGATGATAGTCCTGATCCGCTTTGAAGATGGCGCGCAGGACCTCCGTCACATCGTCGCATACCTGCTCTTGATAAAGCTGATTTCGGTCGTCAATGAAGTTCAGGATGCTGATGCCTTCAAAGGATCGCTCGCGGCGCACAAGCTGGCCGGTCTGAGCGAGTTGATGGCTCACGACGGTCTGTAGGGGTGGGCCGCCGGCCCGGATGGCGTCAGAGACGCGCTGGTTGTCGGGAATGGCAATCGAGATGTCTGTCTTGGTGGCATAGAGCGTCATGTTGTCCGGCCGCTTCGCCCACGTTGCCGACAGGAACATCACGCCGTGCGCCGCGGGCAGAACCTCCTGGAAGAACGCTCCAGTGTTCGACTCGTCACCGCCGGCATTGTGGGACTCGTCAAGGACGAAGACGGCTTTCGGTGCCAACTTCGCAAGGGCCAACTGCTGGATGTTGATCGTGTTGATTTGCGAGTAGGTCAGGTATACGGCATTGCGGGCGCGGGGAAGCTCGCCGGTCTCAGCAATGCGGGTCAGGATCCCCTTCATGCTGCTCTTGTTGGCGAATATCTTGCGTCCTGTTGCCTGCTCGGTTATCGACGCCCCGGCATTGAAGAGCAGCGGCCAGACGCTCGAACCAAAGCCGATGTCGTCAAGATCACGCTGGAAGTCGGTGAAGAGCGTATCCGAGTAGGTGACGAAGATCGGCAACAGACCGTGAAGAATGGTCCACCGGCATACGGCAGCCGCTACTCTTCCCTTGCCAGCTCCGGTCTGGTCGGAGTTGATAAGTGCCTTTTGCTTCCTGATCTGCCAGATGGCCAGGGCAATCGAATCGACCTGGAACCCCATGAAGTAGCTTTGCATCTCCTTGACGGAGGGGTACTCCAGTTCGCGGGCCACGAACTCATCCAAGTCGCCGACCTCACCCCGCACCCGCTCCATGGCCTCCCGCATCGGCTCTTTCATCGACCGCGGGCACATCACTGCTTCATCTTGGAGGCTGGAAAGTGAGGCGTAGACCTCTTGATAAGCGTTCAGATTCTCGACAGGACGCTGAATCCGAGTCATGCGGTTGAGCAGCAATAGTCTGGTTGATAAGTCCATATCAGCACATTATAAATCAGATTTTGCTTCACTTTGGGATATTTATCAAATAAAAAGGCCAGCCCCGAAAGACTGACCTCTTTATGCTCTGGCTACTACCGCATGTTCTCCTTTAAATGAATTTGACTCCTAAGGGGTGTGCCGTGCGATAGCGGCTCCAATATCAATGAGTTGTCCGCTTTTCTTGATAGGCTGCTGCCACCACGGAACAGGCCGGATGAAATCGGCGGTCGCCTTGTCTGCGATGGTCCTGAAATCACCGGAGATTCCCGCCGCGTTGTCGAGCAACTTGCCGATTGCTTGCCGCTTGAGAATATCGTTGAGTGTGTCAGTGGTGGTCTGGAGGGATGCTCCGTTGGCCGTCAGTTGCGCGAGGAGAGGCTGTGCGGCGGCGATGGTACGTTTCCCTTCAGCCAGCGTGTCGGTAGCACCCTGAGCCGTTCCCGTGAGCGCATCGGCGGTTCCTTTGAGAGAATCAGCCGTACTGCTCAGATGTTTGGCTGTCTGGCCGAACTCATCCATGGCGGAGATGATGTGCGGCTGGGTGGAGCGCTCAATTAACTGAGTGCGCACGATGGCATCTCCGGCGTCAATTGCTGTCTTGTTGATCTGCGCCAGAGTCCCGCAGGCGTCGGGTCCTGATGCCCCTTTGCATGGCCGGTTGATATGGTCAAGCACTGCGTCTGTCTTGCCAGCGGTCGGCGCGGCGGCTCCCCACCGGTCCACAGCGATGATGAGGTGCGTAGTGAAGCCGCACGCGCCCCAAACAGAAAGCGCCGCGAGAGTGATGGCTCCCGCGGCGATTGCGACTTTGATGGTAGTGTTCATGTCAGGCCGTGGCGGCCGGAGTTCCAGCAGTCGGCAACGCTCCAAGCAACGCTTGGATTTCCTTCAACACCAACTGAATATTGGCTTGAGTCGTCGAATTCTTGAAGCCGCCCAAAGAAAGCAGATCGGTCAGGTCGGATTCGACACCGGCAATCACGGCTGTGAGCGTCGGTGTGGCACCGATGGCAGTGATGAGCCCTTGGGCAGCTACGAGTTTCCGCTCAACGGTATTCAGCAGATTGGTTACTGCGGAACCCGCCGCCGCGCCCGACTCGATAGTGAATGCTGTTTCGATCAGCGGAGCAACGAATTGGAGGACAGTCGAAGCGACAGCGGCCACACTGGGGGCTTTGCTCCAGAGCTTTGCAAGTTCCTTCTCGAACTTGCTGGCGAAGGATTCTACATCCTTGATGATAGTGCTGAAAATGCTCATGGTGTCTTGCGCCTCCTTGGCGCTACTTAGAAGCGTCACCGGGAAAGGTGGCGCCAGGGTTATTGATGGTGGCGTTGGGTCCTGTGGAGTTACTGGTTGCACTTGCGTGACCGGCAAAGGCTCCGAGGGCACCGCTGACGAGGTTGGATGCGATTGCGAGGACTGCGGTTCCGACTGCGACCGGGTCCGGGTGAAAAAGAACGGCCAATGCAACGATCACCCCCAGAACTGCGAGTAGGACTGCCCAGAATGGCTCGGGAATCTTCATAGCGTTCCCTTCCCGCTGCAAACACAGCATTTTAGATGCTCCTGACTTCCTTCGCGATGGCCAACCTGAATCCAACCTTTGCCGTCGCAAAGAGAGCAGATACGCTTCCAAAACAGATTTTTGATAAACGAAATCATCGTGCAATCAGGATACACCAGATGTGGATTGCTTCACAGCGGAATCGTAGGCTTTCTGCAAATCTGCGCAGTAGCGAATGACTCCGGCCGGCGGGTTGGCTGTCTTGTGGCCGAGATTCCAAATCTGGCCGATCTCAGTCAGATTCTTGGCCTCGAAGTGCGCCACGTAGGAATTGAAATGGCTGACGAATGACCGCGCGCAATCGTCGAGGCTACCTTCGAGTCCTGCGGGAGTGAATCCGGGGCAGTTGATCAGCATGGTCTGCCATGGGCCAAAGCTAGAGGCGCCATTGCGACCGTACTGGGCCACAAGCGTACGCTGCGCAGGACTCGAAGCCCACACGGTACCGCCAACGTCGTATGCGGGTTCATGGCGAGGTCCGCAGTCGTTGCCAGTGCTGCTCTCGTTAGAAGCCAGGGCGGCCATGACACGTTCGCCGTCGAGTCCTGTCGGAACTTTCAAAAGCGGCCCATACTTTGCGCACGCTGCCAAAACTCCGCTTTTGGGGAAACTGTTCACAATCACCTCCGAAACATCAAAGTAAGTCCGCCACCAATCAGCGTCCCGATCAATGTGAATGCCGAGGCGATGCCGGCCAGGTAGACCTTCCACGATTCGAGACGAGTGATGCGCTTGGACGTTTCGCCAAGGTCTTTGGTCCTATCGACGAGGAGTGCGACTGACTTTTCAAGACTCGCCAGGGCCACACCGTGCTCTTCCAGCAGTCTTGTCTGCGAGTCCTGCCTCTCTTTGGTAAGCTCGTCCCGCTGTTTGGTCAGTTCCTCGATGCGCTTCGCGAGCGCATTCACTCCGGCGAACTGGTTGATGTTCGTTTCGCGCTCTGCCATTGATTCCCCTTAATCAGTTCACGACTTCATGCCATGAGTTCAGCGTGTAGGTTCCCCCGCTAGTGATCGTCTGGATTGTTACCTCAAACGTCGCCCCAGGGGGAACACGTAAATCGAAACCTGAGATGTTTTGCGTATTGCAATCGTTGTTTATTTCGGTGTAAAGAACGGGGGAGCCGTTTAGGTAGCCTGTAAGCATTCCGCTCGGCCCAGTACATCCGCCGCCGCTGTCGAACCCTTGGATGTTTACGTACTCATCCAGCCAGTGCGATGTATGATTTGTGTATGCATTCGAAGCGGCATAAGTCGAACCACCCGCGCACGATACGCTAACGCAGTTGTTAATGGTCCAAGAGGACGAACCTCCCGTGACGGAGGTGACTCTACCTTGCGCATCTGTTGCGATGCTGGTTGGATTTACATATGTCCCAGACGTGCCGACCGACGGCAGCCCGACATTTGTCTTGCCGGTCCCGTTTGTGGCAACTACCGTTCCATCGAAGTTCAGGGCCGGCTGTTGAGTAAGCGCTGATCCTGCCTCCTGCACCGTCTGATAGTAGAAGAATGGGATGCTTCCGATCTGGCCCCACAGCACCTGAGCGCAGTTTGCAGACCAACTCGTCGTATCGCCCTGTGAGTAGAGTCCTGCTCCGCATTGCGTTGGGGAGTGATCGGACGCAGATGCTGTCGCAGCGTTTCCGGTCAGCGGCCCGATGAACCCAGCAGCGTCAGTGAGCGCCCCAGTCATTGTTCCGCCCTTCGACCAGTCGTCCACCAGCGCAAAGTCGTTTACGAAATATGTTCCGTAGGATGAGGAAATCAGGACTCCATAATGACCAACCGCAGCGCAGAAGAAGTAGTTACCTCCAGCATCTGCCGTGAATGGGTTTGTTGGAGTTGCCGTGCTGAGCGCTGTCGAGGTAAAGATGTTGACCTTGTGCGCCACGCAATTGGCCGCTGTCGAACCCGGTGTGCATAGCGCAATGGTGGCGTATGGAATCGGCGCGATAACTCCGTTTGAGATGGTCTGTGCGACATTGTTCAGACAAACTCCTATTGGAGCCTGAGCAAGCGCGGCGACGGCGAAAAGCCAAAGAGACGTGAGGGCGATAATGCGCTTTACTGATCGATTCACAGGGCCTCCGGAGACTTCACCAACTGCGGGCCAGCAACTACGGCCTCTTGCGGCTTCGAGTCCTGATTTGCTGTCTGCTGTTCAATGCGCCCAACGATCTGCGTCGAGATGATCTTCCGGCACTCTGGATTCCCGCAGAAGATGATGGTGCCAATCATGCCGCCAGGGAAGATCTGGTTCATGATCGAGAGCCGGGCCGGATCGTCTGCGCAGTACGGGCAGGCTGGCAACATAACAGGAGTCACAATAGCGGTTTCGTTTGGTTCAATCTTCGTTTCCATCAGTGTTCCCTCCAAAGTAAAGACTCGCCACTGAGCCTCTTATCAAGGCCCTGTGGCGAGTCAGACTGGTTCTGTACCCGTCAATGCCGATTGTACCTCACCCTAGTAGCGGTAAAAGGCCAGATGCGTGGCCGTGGGCGGCGGAGCGATGGTGTAGGTGATCGTTGCGCCGCTCAACGTGAAGTCAACACCCGGCTTCAGGACTTGCCATCCGCGGTAAAGGCGAAGGCTGGCGACGGGATTCGGGGCTTGCGGCAATGTGAAGACTTTGTTGGTCCCGTTCAATGTTCCGGTCGGGGTGATCCAATCCGCAAAGTTCGGTTCAGTTCCGCTTCCGGCGTAGGTTCCCCACGCAAGGAATGACGCGCTGCCGATCGGCACAGAGGGCACGATGGTGTTGCCGTCAAGGATGTAGTAATCCTCTCCTGATTCCGCGAATACTGAATCAAGCAGACACCGTGCCGGCTTTAAGAAGTTGATGATCGTAGACATGTAGCCGAGCTGTGTTGGATTGGCGCCCATGCTCTGAACTACGCCATTTCGGTATAGTTCAATGGAAATTGGGGTTTCTGGCAGTACCAGATTCGACCCCGATACGGTCGGCACTACGGCATCGAAATAGAGCGGTGTCCCGTCTGTGGCCTTGCGCATCAGGACACACAGCGCAGAATGGGTGGCTGGCGCAAAACTCATCGTGATCCCTGTTCCCGACACGGTGTAGTCGATGCCAGGACGCTGCAATAGGCCGTTGTAGAAGACGCGCAGGGAATTGCCAACCGGGACAGCGGGGAGATTGAACACTCGGTTGCTCCCGTCGATTACTCCGATGGGTGATTGTCCTGATCCACTCACGCCCACGCGGAAGACAGCCCATCCTTGGTTGGAAGGATAAGAAGAGCCGCCCCATGATGCCTGCCCCTCGAATAGCGTGGCATTGAATCCGCACAGTGCGAGAGCTTGGACTATTGATCCCGGCGTTCCCATGATCTTGTGAAGCGGCAGCGCGTTCTGGATGATGGACTGTGAGGTGACACCCAACGCCTGCATCGGGACGCTGGGAACCATCATGTCGAGTTCCCATATCAAGTAGGGCAGGATGGATGCGGGGAGGTTGTTTCCTAGAGTCCTGATAAGCAGGGGAGTCAGGTCAATGGACTCAAGTCGCGCAGAGAGTTGCATATGCGCTTGGGTCCGGAGGTCATTGATCGATGAAGCGGGCCTGAGATTGTTTGCCATGTTGGCTCAGGCCCTCCTTTGGCCCATCCCTCTATCGTAGATGCCGGTCCTGCTCAGGTACCGTCGTGTATGCGGCGTTACTACCCCTTCGGCCACAGCACCACACTACCGCTGCTCACATAGCAGCTATCCGCGCTCACAGAGTTTTGCAAGGTGACCACAATGTAGGTCGTCGCGGTGCCAGTGTTGAGCGTGCTGGCATCCGCAAGCGCGTCTACCCGCACCTTCTCCGTCACTCGCTGGCGACAAACCTGATGCACTCGGGAACGGGGATCCTTGCGATTAAGCAGCAAATGGGGCATGTTCACCTTGGAACGACCATGAGATACCTGCACGGCGACCCCGAACGGCTCAAGCAAGAGTTCTTCGTCCACCTTCCCAAGTATCTGCCGGATTGAGGTTGCTCTCATCATCGTTTTAGTACCCCTTTGCTGTATGCAGCGACGTTGCCTTCAAGTCGCCCGGATTGTCTACGGGAGCACAACGCTCCCGATGACCGGAGCAGCGTTCACTGCGGCTAGCCAGTTTGCTTTCTGTGTGCCCGCGATAGGCAGCGCCGCCGCTAATGCTGTCTGTGGCGTATAGGGCACGGCTGGAATAGCCGGGGTAATCACCGTGGCTCCATCCGCTGCGTACACTGCCGGTGTGCCTGTGGGAGCGGGAACGTGGACATCGGTTTCTCCGGTGACCCCATTCCCGCCATCAAACAAGAAGCCGAAGTCAAAGCTCCCATCGCTATTCTGCTGCATACTTACAACTTTGTCTGCCATGTGATGCTCCTTAGTTGCCGTCGCAGTGA